CAGTACAAGCAAGAGCAGAAGATGCACTATAATCAGATGCAAGATGCAGCTAAGAAGTACTACTTCCATCTGAAACCCTTTAACAAGAGTTTCTTCGGTGACGAGAACATTTGCGCCAATCTGGAGGATAACGCAAATGACATCTACGACATCATCAAGCTTCTTGCGGACCATACTAACGACCACAAGGATATGGAAGTGATTAAGAGAAACCTCAGAAAGAGAAAGTTGAATCATCATATTTTCGACCAAGATGAATAAGAGTGAATTAATTGACGCAATATCAAAAGGAGCGCATGAAATGGCTTTTGAAGATAATGCCGGAAGATTTGTTTACGCATACGAGCTAACGAATAGAATTATAGAGTTATCTGTAGGTGTGAAGAATAATGAATACTTTTGCGAGAATGTTCATGTTTATGATAATGATCTGAACGACCTTTCTTGCAAATTTGAGAATATCAGAAGGTTGATAGAGAAAGAATGCGTACCTTACAGAAAGTGCATTATCGAAGAAATAAAAGATGAACATAAGACTGAGACTGAACGAATATTCGGTTCAGAATCAGCTTACATCAATTATAGGTATAATTAATTCCAATAAAGATTATAATTTCGGAAAAACAATACAGAGTTGCACGCAATGGCATTTTTGATCAGTTCAAAATAGTTCAGAGGCTAATTGGCTCTTATGCTAAATGATGTGTGGTACAACTAATTACATTTAAAAATTTCAAATTATGGCAGAATATAAAGTTGAAGTAGATTTATCGGACTTGTTCGATGATATGACCATCAACGAGCAGAAGAACTTCTTAGTTGATAAGTTCTGTTCCTTACCTATAGACAAGATGGTAGAGGTAGTTGGTGAAATGCTGGAGAACCTTAATGGCGATCAGACAGTCAGAGTTATTGAAGACGCTTTTGATAACTTGCATGAGCAAGGTCAAGAACATGTAATCAACTATGTAAACGGATAAGACTATGATGTTAGGAGAAATGATAACTCGCAGATGTCTGCTTACCTTGGATGGGGGGGCAAAGATTCAAGCAATCCTCACTATGCCGAAGCCGACAAAGCCCATCTTTCCAAAGGAAATGGAGCGTCAGTTTATTAAGAGTATTAATGAATCGCAGCCAAATGCGATTCACAAGGTTGTTAATTGTCACATAATGAGAAATTAAGATTATGGAAACAGCAAGACATATTGTAATAGACATAGAAACATTAGGTAGAAGAAATGATGCCGCTATTACTCAAATTGGCATAGTAACAGCAGATGAAAATTTCGATGTGTTAGATCGTTATCTGATACAAACAGAACCTAAAGCTTGGAATACTTGTGAAAGAACATTCACTGGAGATACTTTACTCTGGTGGATTCAGCAAAAGAACAGTCCAGAAAGTAATAAGCCTACTCATATTGTCCATAGCTACAAATATTTAGTAGATAAGCTGTATCAAATCTTTAATAGATACAATACAGAAGACACTATAGTTTGGACTAAAGGGGCAATGGACCTATTTTGCATTAAAGATATATGCGAGTATTTTAATATGGAAGCTCCCTGGAAGTTTTGGCAACCTAGAGACATCAGAACCGCAAAGGAGTTCATAAAAGAGTGGAAGACTTTTGAGAATAATAATCATAACGCTCTCGATGATGCTTTGAACCAGTTGAGAGAGTTAAAAGCTAACTTAATTGAAAGATAGATATGGAAGAAAAGATTAATATAGTGGAAATCCTAAAGGATAAACCGCAAGGGACTAAGTTATATTCTTCCGCTTGTGGTAAATGCAAGTTAGAAGAAGTAGATGATAAAAGTTTCAAAATATCCTTCTATAATTCAAAGTTTGGTTTTATGAATGGTGGAGAAGGGTATCTTGATAAAAATGGCAAATTGTATGATGATGGAGAATGTGTCGTTTTTCCATCAAAAGAAATGCGTGACTGGAGCAAATTTGCTTGGAAGAGAGGTGATGTATTAATCAATAAATACAATAACTCACATATTATCTTTGATAAGTTTAACGATGATACATATACAACTTTTACAGGTAAGCTATTCTTTCAAGTAGTTAAAGCAGGCTATAATTACACTCATACATGTAGTGACGTTATGACAAAAAACTTCGATATTGAAAAAGGTGATGCTGTTCAGACCTACATCAACGCCATCGAGGAACGTTTGGGCGGAAAACTCAATCGTGAGACATTGGAAGTAGAAAAGACTCAGCCTGAGTTCAAGGATTTTGATTTAATTACTATTAAACTTCCTAAAGGACGTTCACTTATTGGTATTTTCAAAGCAGAAAATGATGAAAATTATTATTTACATGCTAATCTTGATAGTAGAGATATATTTACTATTTATGAAGATAGTTATTGCGACAAAAGCACCTGTACAGCTCGTTTATCTACAGAAGAAGAAAAGATGCATTTTTTTGACGTTTTAGCAAAGAAGGGCAAGACTTGGGATGCTGTGAAGAAACAGATAGAAGATTTGAAGTCAAATATTGATAATCTGAAAGCATTCGATAAGGTACTTGTCAAAGACAACCCTTATGGAAGTTGGGAGCCAGCTATATTTTGGAAGAAAGTGGACGTAAAAGACCTTCACCCCTATATGATTATAGGAGGTAAAAGATATAGATATTGTGAACCTTATGAAGGTAATGAGCACTTGTTGGACAATTAAAGATGTGGATGGATAGATATGAATAAAATCAAGAGTAAGAATGTCCAGAACTATGTCATGAACGATATGATTTGGAAGGTTGATTTACCAAAGTTCTTGAAAGAGATTTCTGAGTGTTCAATCAATGTTCCTTATGCTGCATCTTTTCGGATTTTGGCACAGGTACTTAAAGTACTCACCGAAAGAGCTATTGAGATAAATGATCCTGCACTCAACATCATTATGCTCAACCTTGGACTTTATGAAGGAGCGCATGATAAGAACGTAGATGAGGTTATATCTCAATTACGCAAGTTGATTACTGGTAACAAATAACGTGGAGGGCTAATTATGGGCAATGAAGATTTAACGAATTGCATACCTTGGTATTGTACACCACACTTTAAGTGTGAAGATATACAAGATGGTAAGACGCAGAGAAGAATGCGTAGAAAGAATCAACTTAGAAAAAGAAAGGGTAGATTATGATAGACGATAAGAAAATAGAAGAAGCTGCTATTAATAAATGTGGCTTTATTTCATCTGAATTTTATAGTGGTGCTAAATGGGCTATCAATGATTTTTTGAAGGGCTTGTGGCATCCTGTTGGCGAAGAGCCAAGAGAGTTCGCAGAAGTCCTTGCAGAAGCAAAAATAACAGAAAGTATTAAAACCTACATTTCTTTCAAGAGAAATGATGCTCTGTTTAAAAATTGGGATGCTTATAGTTCGGGTGCTAATATTACTCGTTGGTTGTATATTGATGATTTACTGCCAAAGGAAGGAGGTGAGCAATGATTAAACCAGTTACTATGTATTCTGTAATATGTGACAGATGTGGAAAGACTTATGGAGAGGATGATGGTGTTATTGCTTGGGTAGACGAATGTACAGCCAAAGAGCAAGCAATGGAAAGCGAATGGGCAGAGATTGGCGATAAGCACTACTGCCCAGACTGCTATGAGTTTAACGATGAGTTAGATGAATGTGTTCCTAAAATGATTTATCGAAACGATGTTTTAGGAAATCCTCTTATAAAAGGAGCTAAAGTTTTATGTAGAAATTTTGAATTTGATACTTGGCATAGATGGAGAATTGGTTACTTCAAGGGTGAGACAACAGATAAACGATTTCCATATATTGTAATGGTAAATGGAGATAGTATAGCATATTCAGATTGTCTTGCCTACACAGATTCTACAAAGATATTGGAAGGTTTCTGTTCCCGTTATATCTCTAAGCAATGGCAATTAGATGCTGCAATAGAAGATATAAAAGAATTAAATAAGTTATAAATGAAAGAGCTTAAAGTTGGAGAAAGAGTAACCATTACTCTTGAAGCTGTAGAACTATCTAGAGAAATTGATTGTGATGATTGCTACTTTAATCATAAAGGTGATTGTTGTGCAAGATACTTTGATTTCGAGTGTAATGCAGTTTTTCGTTCAGATGGCAAGAATATAGTCTTTAAAGAAGTAAAGAAATGAAACCAGGAATATTATTTGAATTAAGAAGAAAGATAGACAAAGGATGCTGTTGCAATAATTGCAAGAGGCACATTATTGGAGATTATTATGATGAAAGCAAGTGTGGGTCTTTTGTTATTAAGAATCAGCACCTTTGCAAATTTAAGAGTAAACACATTACTTACACTTGTCTTATAGGACAAGATGTCAATAAGCATTGCTGTGAATACTGGAAAGAAATTGTTGAATCTAAAAAGTAAAGCGTATGAAAGGATTATTATCAATGATTGGAGTGGTAACTAGAATAGATTATCAAATGGATGACTTTCCTTTTGGTTCTCCAAGTCTTAGACTTAGTACGTCGAAAGGCAACATTCCATCTGATAAACAGAAGTGTCAGCCAAAGGCGCAACATGAGTTTACAATCAAGGGTGTTAAGATTATGGCTGCTTCTAAGAAGGATGCTATCAAAAAGTATAATCATCGTAAAAAGTAAGCGTATGGATAAGTTAGAATACATTCCAGGAGATTTGGTAATGGTAAAGAAGTCAGCACTTCAATTTGCTAAAGATAAAATATTTAAAGTAATATCTTCATTGAGTGGTTGCTTTGTTAAGGTAGTCATGTTAAATGATAGTAGTACAACATACTCTATTAGTAATAATGCTGTTCGTCCGATTCTTCTCACTCCAGAGATTCTAGAGAAGAATGGGTGGGTGAAAGAAGTGATGAGCAGAGGAGTAAAGAATAGTCATTGGGTATATACAAAACCCGATATTGAAGAATATGGATATTTTCCTATCTACATAGAAAAAGGTATCGGTGATGAGTTTGATGTATATCCGTTTACTGGCAACAATGTATGTACACAAATTGCATACATTAAGTATGTTCATCAACTCCAGCACCTTCTCTTCGGTCTTGGAATTAATCACGAAATGGAGGTGTAGGAATGGGAATAGTAATAGTAATACTTGTAGGTTGCATAATCTATACTGTATTTGATGCATTTAAGTACATCAAGCCTATGACGAAAGAAGAATATGAAGATACTATAGGATGTGCTATATGGATATTACTAATGGTGTTTTCTGTTGTTGGTAGCTTTATAGTTGCAATTATAGATAATGTTTAACCGCCTTCGGGCATAAGAAGCAAATCGTATGAAAAAGAAATGTAAGCACCAAATAAATAATGGATGGTGCAAGGCAAGAGGTGGGACTTGTATCTGGTCGGAATATACTCCCGAAGCTTGTCTTAAAAGAGAAGAAGTTTAACCGCCTTCGGGCATAAAAGATATTAGTATGAAAATAAGTGATTTGGTTAAAAGTTTAGAGAAAATAAAGGCAAAACACGGAGACTTGCCTATTGCTTTTGAGGTAAGTGATGATGATTGTTGTCCTATAGTCAAAATACACGTCACAAAGATATATGACGATGATAGTACAATTTCAGAAGCAGGTTTCTGTGAGGTAAGAAACTTAGGTGATGGAGAGAAGTATTTAAACATTAGCGATATGTTAGGTTAACGCCTTCGGGCATAAATAAATAGAATATGACAGAAATAGAATTATACAACGAATTACAATATACAGAAGGTTGCTTAAAGATATTGGATGCGCAAATATCAGAGCTTCGCAAAAAGAAGATTGATATAATGGGCGACTTTCTAAGTTTGTTACCTTTTCAGGAAGGTGACAAGGTAAAAGATAAAGATGGCAATATCTTTATCATTGAACGTCTAAAAGATGCTATATTTCTCGGAAAGAATAAAATCAAGGTTCATTTTCTTATCCGAAGAATAAAGAAAAACGGAGAACCTTATCAATACGCAAACGAAGCTTGGGGAATTGATTATTTTTCCCTTGAGAAAGTAGTAGAGTAACTAATCATCCGCAAGGATATAAATAGATAGAAATATGGTAGTATTATTAACGATTTTAGGAACTATTTTTCTGATAGTTAGTGCAATATTTTGGTCAGAAACACCAAAGTTGAGAATGGTGAGTATTGTAATTGCGACAGTGGCAGCAATACTTATGACATTATGTTATATAGGCTCTGTGTTTGCACAATATATGATAGAATTTACGAAATAATTAACTAACCACCCTCTCCTGCAAAATGGAGAGGGTAAAAAGAAGAGAATATGGCAGAGATTATTTACTTTGGAACGAGTGTGTGTTCCGGTCATTATCCTATTGGTATTGACAAAACGCTGACAGTGGCAGAGATTGAGATATGGCTCGAATGCGATAATGAATATTGGATAAATAATATCCGAAAGAATCCTGGTCGCCACCTTATCGAACATCACGGAGAGGTTTATACTAATTATGGTGTTCCGTTCTCTGTAGATGACGATAGAGGTGGTAGTCATACCGAATTATTTTGGAAAGGCATTCATTCGGAAGAAGAAATTGTCAACTTGATAAAGAATGATTCATTTTTATCAAAGCAGTTTAATTTAAAATAATATAGTTATGGCAAAAATGAATGTAACAGAAAAGGACTTTGAAGCTTTCTTTCAAGCAACAGAATCCCTTATGGCTATATCTGGTACTTTGGATGAAGGCTTTAATGAAGAGGCTTATGCTATAAGCAGACAGTTCAAAAGTTTCAAACGAAGATACTTAAAGGCAAAGGAGGATAAGAAATGAACAAAGAAAAAGCAATAATTCACATTAATAATGTTTCCAAGATGATTGGCTCAAAAAGGATAAAATTGAGTGAAGGTATGGCAATTCATATTCAAAACGAGTTGGCCTTGGCACTTAAAGAGTTGGAGGATTGATATGACAGAAGAAACTTATAATAGAGCTACAAATTTAAGAAGCATAATTGAAAAAGAAAAGAAAGCTCTTAAATATTGGAAGGAAGCTGTGGATGCTACAGAAGAGACTATTACATTGTTTGATGGGTCAGGATCCTTTGGGCATACAAAAACTTCCATTTTTGGGTTTATATCTTTTAAAGAATTGAAAGATATGGCTATTGAGAGACTTACAAAGAGTTTAGAACAACATCAAAAAATGTATGAAGAATTATAATGGAGGACTAAATTATGGACAGAAATCAATCTAAAGAATTTTATCCTATTATGCAAGCTTTTGCAGAAGGAAGGGTAATTGAGTGTAGAACAAAACCAAGCGCATTAAGCAAAAGCTGGCGAGATATGAATGATTGGACGGAAATGAAAGATATTACATATTGGAGCAATATCGAATATCGTATCAAGCCAGATAGTAAGGCGGAAGCAAAGTACCGCCCTTTTGCAAATGCAGAAGAGTGTTGGCAAGAGATGTAAAAACATCAGCCGTTTGGGTGGGTGAAGATGAAAGATACAGAAAGTGGGTATTACATACTTAAAGGTATTGCAAATCAAGTGGTAATTGGATTAAATGAAACCCCTTTTAGCTATAAGAAAGTATTTGAAGATTATATCTTTGCCGACGGCATTCCGTTTGGCGTAAAAGTGGAGGAATAGTTATGGCATATTGTTTGTGTGATTTTTGTGATTTCAAGGATAAGTGTAAGTTCTATCGAAAGGTAGTTGTTTGCCCTTATATGAAAGAGGAGGAATAGTTATGACATGGGTGGCAGTTGATAAAATCGGTTATGAATTAATTTCACGAACAAAACCATTTAGAGTTGGAAACTATTGGATTGGTGATTCTATGTTTCATCTTCCAAAAGGTAGTATCAAAAAGCTCATCGGAAGAGATTTGACTTGGAGCGATGAACCAGTAGAACTTAAAGGAGAATAGTTATGGCAACATATAGAATAGTAGATATGTATCGTAAAAGCAAGGCTGTTAAAGGCATACATTACGATTCTCATGATGATCCAATCCTTGCTTATCGTGTAGATAAGAGACATTCATTATTATTTGGACTTATCCATTATTGGGATTATGGTGCATATAACCTTTGCCCAGAGTATTTGTTTTCTTCTATCAATAAAGCAGAAGAAGCTATATTGAAGGTAGATAAAAGTAAAACAATAACAATTTTACATGAATAGCTTATGAAAATAGAAAATATAAAGTTCAAGGCTAAACGCCTTGATAACGGAGAATGGGTTTGTGGATATTTCTACGAGGAGAATGATAATACATACATCATTGAGAATCGCCAGAAAGAAAGCAAGTTAAACAGAAATCTCACTTATCAGGTTGACCCTTCTACAGTATGCCAGTTCACAGGGCTGAAAGACTGCGAAGGTAATGAGATATGGGAAGGCGATATAGTGGAGCGTGAGATATGGAACAAATTATATAATGGTTTAACCAAGGTAAAAGGAGTAATCGAATATAAAGGCGCTGAATTTTTTGTTGCGATTAATAGTGAGACTTATTCGCTATACCCTAAGAATATTAAAGTTGTTAGCAATAAATTCGATAAGTAGCGTATGAAGAATAAGATATTAGACTTAATCAAATCAGCCGTTTTGCTCGTTTTGATTTTCATAATAGGGGCAATTGGTTTTAGGATTTCTTTCAGCTTAGGAACTCCACACGAAAAAGAAGAGTTTAATATAAAAATATTCACCAAGAAAGGGCATGAATACCTGTTTGTGGGCAGGGAACATGGAGCTTGCGTTATTATTCACGCTAGCAGTTGTCCTTGTAATAAAAAGAAGTAGCGTATGTTTACATATCTAAATATTAATATTGGTGAGAAGGAGTTTGATGAAATCAAACAAGGTAAGGTAAAAATAGTACGTTTACCTTGCATTCCTCGTTGGTGCCATACTCTTATTGTGGGTGTAAAAGCAAAAGGTCATCCTTATAGACTAGAAATCAACCGATTTGAAAGCAAAGATGGCAGAAATGGCGAGCTTCATATACAATATGGTCGTTCTATCGATCATTTCTTTAGAAAAGTTGATTACGTTCAGATTTCATGTTGGGTTGGTTCTCAAATAAGAGTTCTCGTTATGGATTGTGCAGGTTTCAGCATTGAGACTACTCAAACGAAAAATGATAATGGCTTTGTCGAGTATAAGCCTAAAAACTTTGTTGTTCATCTAAAATAAACAAAATATGATTATGAAACAAGAAATGCAAAAATCAATCTTAAAGATTCAAACAGCAGTCGAAACTCTGACAAGACAGAAAGTTATCGACAAAAATGTGTATGATTTTGTCCATGGAGAAATCAAATCTCTTTCGGAAAGTGTGGAGAATATAGAGGAAGTAAATAACATAGATGAAACACTCCTTACCTTCACAGATAAGGAGGAGTATGTAAACCAGCATATCAACCTTGCTGATACATCTGTACTTTGCAAAGAGTTGAATAGAAGAAAAGACATTGGTGACGATTTCTTTGTAGTAGCAACAGAGGGAAAATAAGTTAGCTTATGGAAAGATTAACTAAAGTAATGGATAAGTATTTATCAGAAGCAAAGAAGGTTCTTACCCTCGCAGTCAGCAAGCAATGGTTCGATAAAATCGTATCAGGTGAGAAGACTGAGGAATATCGGGAGATAAAACCTTATTGGGTTTCCAGACTGGTAAGCCAACAAGCCGGAAGCGGAGATGTACTTTTCGATGAGTTCGGTGGCTATAGTACCGTGATAGGCAAGCTGGAATACAAACCATACACTCATGTCCTCTTTATCAACGGCTACCGCAAGGATAGTCCACGTATCGAAAAAAAAATTGAGAGCATCACCATCGGCAAACCTAAGAAAGGCTTATGCCCTGATAAGTGGCTTGATAAGGAATTTTTTGTTATTAAATTCGAGTAGCGTATGAAAAGAAATATCTATTATAAGTCGGCATGTAATATGGGGGAGTTGGCAGATGAAAGCATCAATATTGTTGTAACATCGCCTCCATATCCGATGGTTGAAATGTGGGACGATATATTTGCAATGCAAAATAAAGCCATTGCGTGCAACCTTGCAGATAATCCATCCGTATCTTTCGATTTAATGCACGGAATACTTAACAATATATGGATGGAGTGTTATAGGGTTCTTTCAGAAGGAGCTTTTCTTTGTATCAATATAGGAGATGCTACAAGAACTATAAATGGAAACTTCCAGTTGTTCAATAATCATGCGAAAATATCGCAATTTTGCAGAAGCCTTGGTTTTACGGAACTTCCATGCGTCATTTGGAGGAAGCAAACAAATGCACCAAATAAGTTCATGGGAAGTGGCATGTTGCCCTGTGGTGCTTATGTCACTCTTGAACATGAATACATACTGATATTCAGAAAGGGCAAAAGGCGAAAGTTCAAGACTGAGGAGGAGAAGAAAAATCGAAGACAAAGCGCATTCTTCTGGGAAGAGAGAAATACGTGGTTCTCTGACACCTGGAATGTGAAGGGTGTAAAGCAGAAGATGCCTGACGGAAAATCACGAACTAGAAGCGCAGCCTTCCCTTACGAAATACCTTACCGTCTTATCAACATGTATTCGTGCAAGGGAGACACGGTGCTCGACCCTTTCCTTGGCCTTGGAACGACAATGCAAGCCGCATTAGACTGTGATAGAAACTTTGTCGGTTATGAGATAGACAAAACATTGGAAAAATACCATGGAAGTCTGTCTGCCACGCAGATCGCATATTCCCGAACTATAGCATCGTCTCGTATTTTGCAGCATAACCGATTTGTTGCAGATAGAGAAATTAACGGAAAGGATTTAAAATATTATAATAAGCATCTTGGCTGCAAAGTTATGACAAAACAAGAGCAAGACATAAAATTATAAATCTTAAAAGTAAGCTTTAAAAAAGGCAGAAAAACTATGAATATTGATAAGTGATATGGCAAAGAAGAAGATTAAAAGTTGCGCTTTTTGCAAGAATTTTACATGTTGCAGTCCATATGGGTATGGACTATGCTTGCATTTTGGAATGCGTCAAGTCTCTTTCGATGAAGTTTGTAAGGATTTTAAGAGATAAGAAACAATGCCTTGGGCGGCTTAATGAACCCAAAATTTTAAATTATGAGTAGAGGAAAACATTTTAGTGCAGAAGAGATTGAGTTCATCAAGGTTAACGCTTTGGTGATGACGACAACGGAGATTGCAAAGCAGCTCAATCGTAATTATTGGGCCATCCATCGAAAGATGAAGGAAATGGGTATCAGCAAGAGCCACGTGTTTACTGCTGACGAGAATTTCATCATTCGCAGAATGTATGGCAAGTACCCGGTAAAAGCCATTGCTACCAAGATTGGAGTGGATGAGAACGCTATTTACAACCGTTGCAAGAAGCTTAAGCTAACGAAAGGAGGTGCGCAATGATTGTCATAGTTACTGCTATGGATAAGGAATACGACCTTATCAGTGAATGGATTGCAAAGAATTGGCTTGACTACAAAAATGTTCAAAACATAGCATTAATCAAGTCTGGTATTGGCAAGGTTAATGCGGCATCTTGCTTGACAGAATTTCTTTCGTCGAATACGTCCAGCAAAGTTACAAGAGTTATCTCAGTAGGATGTGCCGGTGCTGCTGTTGCGGGACTGAAACCTGGCAATGTCGTAATTGGTAATTCGTACTGCTACCACGATGTATATTGCGGCGAACCAAATGCCAACGGGCAAGTTCAAGGTATGCCGGCAGTTTTTCCTTCCGATTTCTCCTGGATTGATATGGATGAAAGATTCAGATTAGGAACGATAGCAACGGGAGATAAATTTGTTACCACGAGAGAGCAGGTATTGGCGATTAAGGATTTTCTACCTAATTCGTATAACGTATGTGCTATTGACATGGAGTCTGCCGCCCTTGCACAGGTATGCTACAAGAAAGGTATTGGGTTTACGTCTATTCGAGTTATTAGCGATAATCCTCTGGAACCGAATCAAACCGAGCAGTATGCAGATTTTTGGGATAGTCTTGCCGAAAAGGCATTTAATGTTGTTTGTAAATTATTAGAGAATGATACCGAGTTTTAAAGTTGATCATACGAAACTGAAGCCAGGCCTTTATGTTTCGAGAGTAGATAAATGGGGATTGGAGACTGCTACAACATTCGATATTCGTGTGTGCAAGCCAAATAAGGATATGATGTCACCAGCTGTCGCGCACACAATAGAGCATCTGATGGCAGACTACTTACGCAATGATAGCCCTCTTAACAATTCGGTTCTGTATTTTGGTCCGATGGGATGTCTTACAGGTTTTTACCTTATCCTTAAAGGTACATGGACTTCAAAGCTAATAAAGGAAATGATAGTGGAAGCTTTTAAAGCGTGTTCGCTATCAAAGACAATTCCAGGTGCATCTGAAGTGGAATGCGGTAATTATAGGCTCAACGACTTAAAAGGAGCAAAAGAGCTATGTGATATGTTCTCCGTATATCTATCCAAAGCTGGACCGGATAAGCTCAATTATCCGGATTAATATTTATATGTAACCATAAAGTATTTAATCATTAAATGTATTTCCTTGCAATATATTTGGTGTTTAAATACTTTTTTTATAATTTTGCAGCATTACTTATTGCTATTGCTTCGTACTGGGATATTTCTTGAATTTATTGTTCAATTAAATATTTAGTTAGAATGAAAAAAAGAACGAAGCAAGTTTTAGTTATTCTGAAACCCAAATCAAAGGCGTTGGGGTTCAGTAGAGAGGAGTTAGAGGGTATTGCTGCCGATGTTGCCAATAACTTAGAACTCGATGAAGAAGCCTCAGACGAGGATGTAAACGCAGAGATTGAAAAGCAGGTCAATGCGGTTCTTCCTTATCTTAAAATTGCGCAAAAGACCGCGCAGCGTACTATCCAGAGCTTTAAGGATAGTCAAGACTTTGATGACGACGAGGTCGATGACGAAGATGACGACCCTGCCGGCAGCAAGAAACCAATCCACAAACAGAAGAAAGAGAAAGATGAGCAGATTCCAGCATGGGGACAGGCAATTATTACTCAGAACAAAGCCTTGCTGACCGAAATCATCGGTTTGAAGTCAGAGCGTGAGAATGATGGCCGCCGTTCTAAGCTGAAGGCACTCCTTAAGGACAAAGGTACGTTCGGAAAGACTGTCTTGAAGAATTTCGACAAGATGAAGTTCGAGAACGAATCTGAGTTCGATGATTTTTTCGATGGTGTTGTGGAGGACTTGGCAGCTATCGATCAAGAGCGTGCTAACGAAGGTCTCGGAAAACTTGGTGCTCCTGCGGCTCAGAGAAAGCCTAAGAAGGATGAGGTTGAGGTTATCAAGGACGATGAGATTGATGAGCTTGCCAAAACTATGTAATCTTTAAATTTTAAAAGTTATGTATGGCGTAAGCAAGACAAAAACGTTTGATTCAGGCAAGGAGTCTGTAATCATCAGAAATTACGTGAATGGCATCATGGGTGGTGTCATTCTTGACATGACAGGTTTCTCTGGAGAGTTCATCCAGTGCGGACACATTATCATTCGTGATACCAAGTCTGGCGAGTACAAGCCTATGCCGGTAACAGGTGAGACTTATGCTTCATTGCCGGAAAATTACGAGTATGTAGGTGTCTGCATGACAACTGCTCCTGTAGATACCCCTCATGTAGGTGTTATGACGGCAGGTGAGGCTAATGATAAGGCTGTCCCTTATCCTGTCGATACGATCAAGGCAGCTTTGAAAACAGCCGTTCCTACTCTTCAGTGGGGACACGATGCAATCGGTTAAGGAGGTGATTTATGCAACAGAGTTCTTTATTTCTTAAGTATATCTTGAGTTTCTTCCCAATCCTGAAGACATTGATTGAGAAGATTAACGGTAAGCGCAAGAACGAGATGACGTATCTCCACAAAGATACATCCATTCTCCGCCGCGTTTATTCTACCGACAACAAATGGGAAGCCGACACAGTTGATACTTCTTACGTAGCTGCTGACTACGTGGCAGTGGATTCTCCGGTTCCATTGAAGTCTCGTGACAAGATTTCAACCGCCAACGGCAAACTGCCAAAGGTTGGTATGAAGAAGTTCTTGAAGGAGTCAGATATTCTTTCCCTCCGACTTATGGAAGCCCAGGGCGGTCAGACAGCAGAGATTCGCCGTAAGCTGGCGCAGGATCCGGTAGCTTGTAATGTCGGTGTTGATGAGCGTAATGAGTATGCACTTCTGTATGGTCTTTCTAACGGCTACGTAGCTGTTCGTGACGACGATAATCCAAAGGAGTTGCTCCGTATCAAGTATCAGTACTTGCCAGAAAATCAGCTAGGCATCAACAACGTCGATGATGGCATTACTGTTGCTGACTTGAAGAATTGTATTGAACAAGCATCAAATGACGGCAATACCATTTTGTACTTCTGGATTAGCAAGACAAAGTTTGATGCCTTAAAGAAAGCACAGGACGCTCGCGAGCTTGTTGCCAACTACAAGGGGCAGACTTATGACTCAAACACAAAGTTGCCTGTTCCTAATGCCAGCGTATTCCAGGAGGCATTCTTGGACGAGACCAGTGTATCATTCATAATCATTAATCGTACTGTCCGTTTGGAGCATGATGGTGTGAAGAAGAGCGTCAAGCCTTGGAACAACGATATGATTATCGGTGTCTGCTCACGGATGATTGGAGCCCTCGTTTACGGTCAGGTAGCAGAGGCTACCAACAGAGTGGCAGGTGTAACCTATCAGCAGATTGATTACAAGCTTATCTCTCAGTATTCAACAACTGATCCATTGCGTGAGACAACTGCGGTGCAGGCATACTGCTTGCCTGTCATCGAGGACGTTGACACAATCTATCAGATTAATACTAAGCTGGCAGACCCAGACGTTTCGGTTGATACCGAAAAGGAGAAAGCAGATACAGAGGACGCTAAGGTAACAATCTCTGATGTGACCTACAAGAAGCCGGAGGCTATCACAACCCTTAATGCTCTTGGTGCCACCCTTGCTAGCGATGCCAGTGACAAGGAGATTATTGATGCCTACAATGAGCTGCCTCCTACAAAGAAGAAGGAGTTCAAGGATAATGCAGCTAAAGCTGAGTAATCATGAAGACGGTCGGACAAGCTTTGGTGGATGAGATACACTTCCCTATCCCCTATGGTTTCGTTGAAAACGCCTGCATAAAGCGTGATCTTGAAATCGAATCAGAGTTCATTGGTGACGTTGCCAGAAGTGACGCCTACAAAGGAACGCTTGCCGACTGTCTGCTTTCTCTCATACAAGCCGTTAGCTTCTCCGAAGCGGACAAATCAATAGGTTCCCTCTCGGAAGACCAGCGAAAGGCTATATTAGTTCAAGTCAATCGTTTATATAACTCTATCGGAGAGGAGGAGGTATCACTTACTCCGAAGCCGACAGTTTACATTAATTGCTGATGAGTCTATTGAGTTTTCATGCCTCAAAGCTATACAGGCAGCAGAAGGTAGCTGGCTACACAGATGATGATGGAAATTATCATCAGGGCAAGACCGAGTGGAAGTTCTGCTGCACTTGTGATGTAGTTCCTGCTGGCGAGGCTAACAAGTTAGTTACATCTGACGGCTCTATTGATTACTACTCCTACGAAGTTCATAACTTACCCGTAGGAATTGAAAAGTTCTCTTATGGAGATTTCATCAAGTTAGATATTTTAGGGGCTGAGGAGGTAATTATCAAGGTCAAGGGATTTCATCGTTATCAACTCCAGTGTAAGATATGGGCATAAGAATGACAACCAGCGCTTCCGCTCTTGATGCCTTCCTACATAGAGCCGCAAGGAAGATACAGGAGAATGTGCTTAAGGCATTGAGCAAGCTGGGAGACGAATCTGTGGTTAGAATCCGTGACAGGTCTGCCAAGGAAAGCTGGATAGACCATACGGGCAACCTAAGAAGTTCTATAGGCTTCGCCGTGTACGAGCAGGGAAGTAAATATATGGAATCAGCCTTTTCGCAGGTTCTCAGTGGCGCAGACGGCTCTGCAAAGGGCAAGAAGATGATCAATGACCTAGCTAAGGAATATTCCAGGGTTTATGCTTTGGTTGTCGTTGCCGGAATGGAATACGCAGGAGAGGTGGAAGCCTTGGAAAGCAAGGATGTCCTCGCATCAACGAAGATATGGGCCACATCCATTGTAGAGCAGCGTGTGAAGACAGCAATAGACTCAGCAGTTAATGAAATAAACAAGTGGAAGATATGAAATCGGACGGAGCAATTAAGACAGATGTTTACAGGTACATCAATGAAAGCGGTTTCATGAACAACGTCAATGGCAAGCTGTCAAAGACGATGAGACCGCATAATTCTCATAAGGAAGATGTCGTTATCTCCATCTTGGCTAATGAGGGAACGCAGCTTCAAACGGCAATTATAAATGTAAATATATATACACAAGACCAGGACGTAGATGGGCAGTTCGAGGAGAACACTATCAGAGTTGACGAAATCTGCAAACTGGCTTGGAATCTCTTGGAAACGTTCAGAACGAGCGAATATGCTGCCCACGCTATTGAGCAGAGGGTATATGCAACAAGCACGGGAGAACATGTAATAAATAATCAAGTTGAATATAAACTCATAAACGATTAAATTATGTCAGTAACATCATGGGGCAAATGCACTATCTACGTTCAGGAGGTAGGTAGCAAAAAGAACGAGTGGGTTAAGCTTCCTACTCCAAAGGATGGCACTACTACTGTTACACCAACGAAAGGTGATACCATGACTCAGGTTGAGGAAGGTGGCGGAATTGTTGACCGCAAGACAAAGAAGTCCACCTACGAGGCTGTATATCAGCTCTTCATCAAGAAGAACCAGTCGCAGCCATTCAAGACTATTGATGGTATCATTGAGGGTAACTATCGTTTAGCTATCCAACCGGAAGACGCCGAGCTCCCTGGCGTTTACATGGGTAATACCACCATCGGTGCCGAGGAGGGCTATACAACAGAAGAAGGTGCTTCCATCACTTATACCCACGCAGCTCTCATCGCAGAGGGTGACGTGGTGGCTAAGACTGTCAATTCAAAGAACGAGGAAGTCTATTGTGCTTACCGTTGGCGTGTCATTACTGCCACAAAGGTAACAGGTGGAAAGTATGCCTTGACTTTCAAGAAACCGCAGGATGGTGAAACAGCTCCTGCTGAAATCACGGAAACCTACGCAGAGAAATAGGCATATTCTAATATCCCTTCTGCCGACTGAGGGTTATCAGCCGGCAACCTACCCAAGTAGCTCAGGGGCAGAGCGAGACCAAATAGTCCGTCGCATAAAAATCCAGGGTCTTCAAAAGCTGGTTGAAAGTCGCAGGTTCGAGTCCTGCCTTGGGTGCCAACAATTTAAATTCGAGTGATATGGAAGAGTTAGGAATCATTATATCGAATACGCTCACAGATATGCCGATAGGCTTTGATACTGAGCACGCTCATGTTAGCATCTACCCTACTACACTGGGCATGATGTACCTAACGTCGCAGTTAGTAGATAGCTTGGAACTAGACAAAGAGTTACTTCAAGCTGATCCATTCTTGGAAGCATTGCGAGTTGCAAACACCAAAAGGGAGACATGCTGCAGATTGATTGCATATCACTCACTCAATACAAAGGACGAAATACTAGACTCCAAATGCGTAAGCAGGCAGACGGAGTTAATCTTCAAAGAATGTTCCAACGAGGATATAGCTACTCTTCTCATTATCATCCTTAAGGCTAACTCATACCAGACAATAGCCAAAGAGACAGGAATGGAAGAAGAAGCGAAGCGTATGGCAAAGGTCAACGCAGCAAAGAAGTCGGAGAATAGCTTTATCTTCGGAGGCAAGACAATATGGGGAACTCTCATAGACGCTGCTTGCGAAAGATACGGATGGACTTTCGATTACGTGGTATGGGGAATATCGTATAACAACCTGACTCTCATGCTCAAAGACAAGATTACTTCAATCTATCTGTCTGATGAGGAAAGGAAGAAAGCACATATACCGGCTGCAGGAGAAGAGGTCATCGATGGCAACAACAAGGAGGCGGTCATGAAGGCGGTGATAGAGTCCGAGACCGAGATTTAACCGAAGTCTTCCTGCGCACGCACGTAAAGTTCCCATATCGAACACTCACATTTTGTGTTTCCCCGGCGATTCTTTATAACTGAGTATAAATTCAAGGAAAAATAGAACATTATGCCAAGCATTAAATTCGATACAATAGTCGAGACAGCCAAGGTCGTTTCCGGTTTTCGAGACATTCAGAACGCAGTTCATCAGACTGCCGAGAAGGTTGAGAAGGATGGAAATTCTATTGACGATGTAATCTCGAATATACAGAACAGTATGAACATTGCCATTGGCGGTTGGAGCATTGGCAAGTTCGTCAATCAGATGATGCAGGTCCGCGGTCAGTTCCAGCAGACAGAAATGGCATTTAAGACGATGTTGCAGTCTGAGGAGAAAGCTGATGCTCTCATGAAGCAGTTGATCCGCACGGCAGCCGTCACACCTTTCGGGGTTGAAGACGTTACAGAGGGAGCCAAGCAGCTCCTTGCGTTCAATGTAGCAGCCGAGGATGTCAACAAGACGCTTATCGGATTGGGAGACGTTGCAGCAGGTATGGGTCTAAACCTTAAAGACCTCGTGATGCTTTACGGCACCACCATCGCCAAGGGCAAGATGGACACGATGGACTTGTACCAGTTCCTCAACCGAGGCATTCCTATCGCAGATGAGATAGCTAAGGTTATGGGTCTTGACGTTACCAACGCCATCAAGGAGGTCCAGAAGCAAATCAAGGCAGGCAAGGTTACCAGCGATATCTTCATCCAGGCAATGCAGAGTATGACCGCCGAGGGTAGCAAGTTCGGTGGCTTGATGGAGGCTCAGTCCAAGACTATTACCGGTCAGATAAGCAACATAGAAGATGCCATCGAGCAGATGTTCAATGAGCTGGGCAAATCCCAGGAGGGTGTTATCAATACCGGATTGGGAATCGTTTCCACCCTCGTTGAGAATTGGGAGACGGTAGGCAAGGTGCTTATGACCGTTGTTGCAGCGTATGGAGCATACAAGGCTGCGGTGATAGCGATGGTAGCGATAGAGAAGGCAAGAATAGCCATAGGAAGCGCACAAGCTTTCTTGTCTCTCGCTAGGAGTATTTCTTCTGCAAAAGATGCCATGCTTCTTTTCAATATGGCAACAAGTGCCAACCCACTTGGTCTTTTGCTTGGAACTTTAGCGGCAGCAGCAACGTTGTTCATTGCCTTTGGTGATTCCGCAAAAGATGCCAGCACTATAACGGATAAGTTTGGAGAAGATGCAAAGAAGGCAACTTCTCGCGTAAACTCGCTTCTCAGTGTTATTGATACGTTAGGTGAAAAAACAAATGATCAGGCAAAAAAGTCGAAAGTTTACAAGGATGCAGTAAATGAGCTGGCTTCCATTTATTCCGAATATGGCATACAGATTAGTAAAATCAAGGAAGATGAAAGTAACCTTGTAGATGTTAAGAACGAGGAAATACAGAAATCAAAGGAACTGGTTGAGCAAATTAGACTGGAATCTTCAGAACGCAACAGAGCGAATGCGATTAGCCAATTAAATGAAGAGTACAACAAAAAAGTTACTGATGCACAGGATGCTTTTATGGAAAGGCTGAAAGATGCTTATGGTGACGAGGGTATGGGCATTGGTGTAAAGATACAAGACCTAGTTTCTGATGACGTGTTGAAGCGACTTGATCAGTATCGTAACAACATGAGAACCCTTAACAAGGATTCCGAGGAATACAATAAGTCACTTCAAGCTTACCTAGCCCTTAGAAGACAGTTGGCAGACTCAGCGGCTGCCGCAGCAAAGAGCTTTGGTAAACAGTCAGATGAAGCCCGCTTGGAGATGTCGAAATACGTTGATATCCTCGAAGATGCTCGTACAACGTATAATAATCAAACAAGTGCAGTTCGCAAGGCTGCTGATGCCACTGAGGACTTTGGTAACAAGTCTGCAACTACCAAGGATAGAATAAATGCTTTGCAGAAGCAGCTCCAGGGTGCTGGTGAGGATGTACACGTTCTCTACAACCGTGTCAAGGAGTTCATGCAGAACTATTCCGAGAACAACATCAACTTCCACGTCAACTTCGATGCCAAGATACCATCGTGGATGCAGAATATGAATATTCCGGAACTGGGACGCTTAGGTAAGTACTTTTCCGCTTTGGCACGCGACCTTGCAAACAACAAGAAGTCTGGTGCGCTAGTCAATGGCAAATGGATGTCAACCAACGATATCGCCCAGCGAGGATGGGATTATACCAATGCAGCGAACACAAAGCAGACCAAGGCAGATGACGATGCTAAGAAGAAGAAGCGCGAGAAGGAAGAGGCAGAAGCCAATGCCAAGAAGAACGCTACCAAAGCCAAGAAAGCAGCCGCTGATGCCAAGAAGCAGGCAGAAGACCGCAAGAAGGCCCAGGAAGAACTGAATGAGGATTTGAAGCAGCTGCAGCAGGAAAATATCGACACCGATATATCTCAGATGCAGGAAGGCACGGAGAAGAAGATTGCTGAAATCAAGAACGACTATGCCAAGCGCAAAGCCGAGATTGACAAGCAGGAAGCAGAGTTCAAGAAGAAGAACAAGGAAGCTGGCAAGAAAGTAACCATTACCTCTGCTCAGACCAATGCCCTCAATAAGGCTAGAGACCTCGCTACCCAAGAGTATAACAAGAAGCTTGATGAGGTCAACAGGGAAGCCCTCACCTCTATGCGTGAATACTTGAAGGAGTATGGTTCGCTCTATCAGCAGAAGCAAGCCATTGCCGAGGAGTATGAGGAGAAGATTGCCAAGGCTCAGACGGAAGGCGAGAAGAAGACGCTCCAGCAGGAGAAGAAGAAAGCACTCGCCAACTTCGACTACGAAAGCATCTCTATGGGCATTGACTGGAAGGGTCTGATGAGCGGCGTAGGCAATATGAGCAAGGAAATGCTCAAACCAATGCTCGAAAAGTTAGACGCTTATACCAACACGGACAAATTCCAGCAAGCCGATGCTCAGACACAACAGAAGGTTGTTGACCTCATGCAGGAGATTCGCACTTATCTCGGAACTGATCAGAATGCAACATGGCAATCGCTTGCAACGTCAATCCAGAACTTCAATATGGCAGTTGCCGACTATCAGCAGTCTGCGGAAATGGAGCAGCTTATACGAAAAGAGTATGAGCAATCAAAGATTGACTTGAAGCAAGGAAAGATTTCGAAAGAAGCTTT